CGGCTTCCACTTCCCACTGACGTCACCGGAAATTCGACCATGGGCTGTTTAGATAAAAACCAATCCTTATATGGGGTTAGGGTTAGGGCCTAGGGTTAGGGCCTGGGGTTAGGGTTACATCGATTTATTCGCTGTAAGATTCCAAGCTGTCCAACGAGACCGGGGGTACTCTTTAATGACCCACTCCAATTGACGATAAGCAGCGTCATCGTAAATTGAGTGCTTATTGAACCATGGTCGAATAAGGTAGGGACTCACCCCATTGCACAGCATAAAGACAATGACTTTAAACCGAGCCTGGTTAGACATATGATCGCTGTACACAGCATGACGGATTGCATGTGGCCAACGATGTGCATCCCCTAACCAGATTCTAATGTCTTTAAACGCAATGCGGCGGCGGCGGAGAGTAGCAGGAGAATGCTGAACCATTTTAAGAAATCAAAAATAAGCACCGATAAGCGTGGGAAATGACGTCATAAAGAATTCCATCGAATGTTTATATGTGTGGGAGAATGAGTCGACGAGTTCCCAATCGGGTTGTTTGTGAGGCTTGGCTATTTTGTATATAAGGAGAGCGGGAAATGGGACAGCGGCCGTCATGTCCCAAGGTCTCTACTGGATTCTCACTATTCCTCATGCCGATTTCTTACCCTACTTACCTCCCGGAGTTCAATATATCCGAGGACAGCTTGAAGCGAGTACCCTTTGTAGACCGCTGGCTGATGACTACGGTGCCGACGCCGGATATCTCCATTGGCAGCTCCTTGTGGCCTTTACCAGAAAATGTCGACTCGCTGTCGTCACTCGAACTTTCGGCGCAGGAATCCATGCTGAACTCTCCCGTTCGTCGGCCGCGAATGACTACGTCTGGAAGGAAGATACGCGAGTTGGAGGCACTCAGTTTGAATTGGGAAAGCTTGCTTTCAAACGCAACAGTGCAACTGATTGGTCGTCCGTACGAGACTCGGCAAAGCGTGGACGGTTGGACGATATCCCGAGTGATATCTACGTACGGTGTTACAACCAACTCAAGCGCATTGCTTGCGATCATATGCAAGCTGATCCAATGGAACGAGAAGTTGTGTGTTACTGGGGTCGCAGTGGCAGCGGCAAGTCTCGACGAGCCTGGGAAGAGTCCGGAGTTAATGCTTACCCTAAAGATCCGCGGTCTAAATTTTGGGATGGGTACCGAGGTCAAGAACACGTTGTGTTGGATGAATTTCGTGGAGGAATCGACATCGCCCATGTCCTTCGTTGGTTCGACCGATACCCTGTTTTGGAAGGTCAAGGGGAGCTCGGTACCCTTATCTGCAAAGAAGATCTGGATCACGAGCAACATTCCCCCTGAACAGTGGTATCCTGAATGTGATGCCGAAACAATGGCTGCTTTACGCAGACGAATGTCAATAATTCACTTTAATTAATAAAAAAGCCTTTAAGCGGCAACGATAGTATAGGTACTAGTCGTAATTGGAGGGTTTCCTCCAACCACCATCACCTCGTGGCACACGTCCAATTCAGCTTTGAAATTAAACGCAAGGCCATCACCGAGGCTCTTAATAGGGCGCTCAAAAAAGAAAAATCGTGATTTTCCCCACGTTCGTTCCGAAATATCGCCGGTACCATTGATGTTGTCAAAATACGATTGCAACTTTGAGAAATAGATTGTCTTCTCAAATTTAATCTTACTAGTGAGGATTTCTCCAGGAGCAACAGTAATATTCTTCGACGTACTCTTTCCACGTACTTGAGCGTTATATGGAATAGCTTTGATAGCAGATCCATTATCCTTCGTACACAATCCGCCCTTGGCAAAGCTTTCATCGCAAGCATATTGATATCCATCATTCGACAACGAAAGGATAGTTCCATTAATGTCGAATTGACGTCCAATCAAAGGCATGATATCGACATCATCCGTCTCGATATCAGCCGAAGATTCAACAGTTCGATTTTGCAATTTCAAAAAAGAAGTTGAATTAAGATGAATTTTTGCATTCTGCAAATACATCGTCACGTGCACCGAAGAAGGATTGGCGACACTTTTGAATTTCAAGAAATCCCATCGTAAATTCTTGCTAGAACCAGCAAAAGCAACAAAGAACGCGTCGACTACATCGCCGACCGTGTTTCCAACAACGTACGTGTAGATATTAAAAGAAGTTGCTGCACCGGACGGCGTAGTAACATATTGAGCTTCAATAATGTCAGTATTGGCCGTAAATCCATAATCTGATAATGGACGCGTAAAATTATCAAATCCAAATCCAAACTGCAAAAAGAAAGCTTTAACAGTTGCAGCTGCGATATATCGCAACAAAGGCGTATTTGGCGGAGCGCAATGTCCAACTACATAATAAATAGGTGCCGCGGTGGACGCAATGGTCTTCGTCCATTGATCCTCTCCAACAACACCATACTTTGCATACTTCTTCAACATCGAAGATGCCGTTCCAACAACCAAATTCCCAGCGCCGCGAGCAGAGCTACCGTAATGGCTAGGACCTGTACTACCACTGGCAGACGGCTGAGAAACCGCACTACGCGAGCGGGAAAGAGAAGGCATTCTACGAACCGAATGACTACGCGCACTACGACGTCCACGCGAGACCGAACGCGAACGCGCCGTGGGCGTGGCGGGGAGACTAACGCGTCTTGCGGTTCGCCGAGGGGTGACTGGGCGTCGCTTCGCTGAGCGCCCTCGGGACATAGAACGACCTCGTTTTCCATTCGACATCTTTTTTTGAGAAGAAGAAGTTTTCTTTCCACGATGCCAGTTCGCAGCTTTTCGTTGCTGCGCCTCTGACAGCGGAAGTCTATTATGTAGATAGTACATTGTGCTTGCAGCACCGTAGTACCGGCGAAAATGGTCACCCCACGTATCACGTGTCATACGACCATTTACGGCTGGCATTTTTAAGAAAAACAAAGTTTGTTTGTTTCTCTTGTTTATTTGTGGGATAAATGGGAAGTGGGAAGCCGTTATAGTAAGTAATACTA